TGGACCTTTTTCATCCTCACCTTTAATACTTTCAGCTTCTTTCATGGCGTTTAAGTCTTTTAGTAGCGTCACCTTTTGCCGCTCATAACCTGCAATTTTATTCGGGTCATTAGTTGCTAATTGTTTTTGAGATAAGACTGCAAGCCTAGCACCAAAGCTATTGCTAATCTCATCAGGTTCTTGATACAACCTCTGATATTCTTCACGGTTAAAACCACCAAACACAGTACTTGCTTTGGGTTCGGCACCATCTATAGTCTCATTTACGGCACTGTTAGAATTAACTTCAGGCAAACTGTAAATAGTATTAATGTCTAGGCCACGCTGCATAGCACGTGTACCTGCATCACCTGCTAAAGATACAGCGGTTTTGCCCTGACTAGCAATGTGCGCAGCAGTTTCCGGTGCGTATCCCATAAACGTCAAGGAACCTATGGCTTCTTCCGTAGCTTTCTTTTCTGCATCACGTTCGGCTCCCTTACGTAACCTAAGAGCACGGGCATCACGGCGTGATTCCTCTAAACGTTTTTGCGTTCTGTCTTCGTTTATTCTTATACGTTCGGTAACTGCACCCGCTGCACCTGCGGCAAAACCTCCAAAGCTAAACGCCATCTATATTCTCCTCGACATAAGACCAGAAGGCATAGATACTTCTTCTTCTTCTGGTACTTCTACAACTTCTTGTTCATCAGCATTTTCTAGCGCCTCTGGTAGGCGTTTTTTCATTGACTTCATAGCCAATGCAATTTTACTACTGGAGATTTTGTCGGAATTAGCTTCTGCTTCGTCCCCTATTACGTAACTAATATCCGCATCGTCACCAATATAAGCCATCATCTCTATGAGTACTGGCATAATAAGAACACCTACATCAACCGTGTGCTTACCTTGCATGACGCCTGCAAGTTGTATGCTACTAGCAATAGTAGTTAAAGGAATACCCATCTCCATAACGTCTAGCAATTGATCGTTAAAGTTTTCTTCTGTAAGCCTTGGGATATAAAAGTCAAGAGCTTCCTCTATAGTTGTGTACTGCGGAGGCTGTTGCCACGGCCTGCTACCAACTTCTGCAGTCATACCCATGCCGGGAATAGGTCGGTTAAGGGATACTTCAGGTGTCTCTATCATCTTTAATCCTCATTCTATCTTCTCGTATGCTTGCCACGTAGTTAGCTATACGATCCATAGGTTCACTGGATGAACTATCATCGGGTGTTACTTCCTTATTTCGTGACAACAAACCTTTAGTTTTGCTAGAAGAAACAATCTCTTTCTTCTCAGGCAACTTTATATCCTTGTATGCTTTTGCAAATACGTTAAACATTTATTTAACTTTCCTCTATTTAAAAATATCGTCTATTATAGACCCGGTAAAGCTACCACTTAAATCCGATGTAAACAGTGTACCCACTAAGTTACCAAAAGACAAGGATGATTGATAGTCTTGCTGGTTACTAACTGCAAGTGCACTAGCATCATTGTTTAAGTTTGCTATAGCAATGTCAACAGTACGCTCTCGTTCACTTTCCGCACTAGTCCACACAAATTCCATAGTGTCGGAGTAGTAGTTCCATAAATTATCGTACGCTGTATTAGACATAGCTAAAGTATTAGCTGCATTAATTTCATTGGACCTATTAACAGCTGCTGTGTCTTCTGTTGCCACTTGTCTGCGCCAGTTAGCATTGTTTTGTGCTATCACAAGTTGGTTAGCTGCATTGAATTGATCACGTTGAGCAGTTATCTGTGAATTAAATTTACTCATAGCGTTAACTTCGCCTGCATTAAACTGTTTAGTAGCGTTTTGTTGCGCTGTATTAAACTGGGATACTTGTGACGATAGACTAGTCATAAATTGATTGACTTGATTTTCACTACTTGCGTTAAACTGTTTACCAGCATTATCTGCCGCTTGATCTGAAAGTAACGCTTGCTGCATAGCTTGAGATTTAAACATGTTTGTTTGTTGGCGGTTAGACAAATTAGCCATGTCCATATTTAAAAAGGATTGAGCATTTTGTACGGCTGCTTGCTGCCTTGAATTTAAATTAGCTATATCCATGTTAGCTAATTGCGCAGCGTTCTGAAGTGCCGTAGTATTCGCACTGGACATTTCAGCCAAACCAATAGTCTGCATCATTTGAGAATTAGATAAAATAATCTGTTGCTCAGATGAGAACTGTAGGTTAGAAGCTTCTGCAAACCGTTCCGCATTAATTACAGCTACTTGTTGCTGGTTCTGTAACTCTTGCCCCCGTAACGCAGCTTCCACTTGCAGATTAGCTACGGCAGATTGTTGCCTATTAGATAGTTCTGTCATATCAACAGTCATTTTACTAGTCGCATTAAACAAACTTGTTTGCTGTTCGTTAGTTAATTCAATGTTTCTTTCTTGAAGAATACTGGATACATTAAAGATAGAAGCTTGTTGACTATTAGATATAGCTTGACCTTCAAATGCAGTACGTGCTGAGTACTCTTGTACAAAGGCTTGTTGTTTATTCGTTAGATTAATATTATTAACTTCGGCGTAACGTGCGGCATTAAGTATAGCAGTTTGTTGGTTGTTGTCAAGAACCTTTCCTTGCAAACTAGCATTTAGCTGTGCGTTTGCCAACGATGTTTGCTGACGGTTAGACAGGTTAGTTATGTCTTGCTGAAAGTTTTGTGTAGACTGTAGCATGTATGCTTGTTGTTCGTTATTTAAAATAATATCTTTAGCTTGTGCTTGCCTAGCCGCATTAAACAACACAGCTTGCTGCGTATTATCTAAAGTTTTATTCTCTTGAACAGCCTTAATAGTAGCGTCCTGTACAAACGCCTGTTGTTCATTGTTCAGGTTAATGTTATTAACTTCTGCGTAGCGTTCTGCATTTAAAACTGCTACTTGCTGTGTATTACTCAATACTTTATCTTGCAAAGAAGCCCTAAGCTGAACATTTGCAAGAGCTATTTGTTGACGGTTAGATGCGTTTGTAGTATCTACTTGTAAATTTTCTGCAGACTTTTGCAGTCGAACTTGTTGTTCGTTGTTTAGATTAATATCGTTTACTTCTGCTATACGAGAAGCATTAAACAACGCAGTTTGCTGTCGTACATCTAGTGTCTTACCTTCTAAGGCAGCACGTGACTGTGCGTCTTGCATAAAAGCTTGTTGCTTTGCTGTAGCGTCGAACTGCGCAGCTTCAAATATCTGTGATGAAGAAAGGACAGACATCTGTTGTTCATTAGTAAGTTCTTGACCCGCAATAGAAGCTTGTACCTGCAAGTTAGCCAAAGAAGTTTGCTGTGTGTTAGACAAGTTACTCATGTCTACCTGCAAGTTTTCAGAAGATCGTTGTAACAATGCCTGTTGTGTATTATTAAGGTTAATATTATTTACTTCTGCATACCGTGCTGCGTTGACTAGAGAAGTCTGCGTCTTTACGTCTAGGTTTTTCTGTTGTACCGCAGATTTAAATTGGGCATTAGCTAGAATTACAGACTGTTCGTTAGACAAGTTTTGTGTCTGCAGTGTAAATGCATTCGTGCTATTAGACAAAGCAACTTGCTGCCTGTTATTTAAATTAGCAAGCTCCATGTTTTGTTGCGCAGCAGCGTTAGCAAGAGATACTTGCTGTTTAAAATTTGCATTAGATATATTGGCGTCAAACAAAAACTTAGCGTCTGCGGATGCGATGGGCAGAGCAGCTTCCATAGTAGCTTGCACAATAGCAGCACCAGCCATACTAGAACCAGCCAAACCACGGGATGCCATAGCTGCATTAGCGGCTCTCATAGCACCGGAAGCCCATATAGGTGTACCATTCTCAAACTGCGCCATTAGCTGCGCCATCTGTCCTTGTACGGTAGCCTTAGCTGTAGTGTTAACTTGAGAAGCCTCTGCAAGATACTGTGACAACGTACCTTGTTGCGCTACTGCGGTAGCTGCAGTATTTAATTCGTTAGCTACTGCGGCAACAGCTTCAACTGCCTGACCAATCTGTAAACCTTGGGCTTCTGCATCAATTAGTTCTTGGGAGCCTACATGACCCTGTGTTGCAGAAACAGTAGACTGATATGAACTTGTAGCTACGCTTGCTTCAGGAGTAAGAGATGCGGTAGCTGCATTTTTAACAGCAGTTTCTTGCATACTTGCAATAGTAGCGGCAGGTAGATTATAGTAATCTTGAGGTGTAATTGTTTCACCATCAGATATTTTATTTTGTGCAGACTCTAAGGCAGATTGATAAGAGCTAACCGAAGCAACTGCCTGCTCTGCTGACATACCTATACCAGCTACTGCGGCAAGTTCGTTATCACCTACGGCACGTTTAGCAATTTGCGTTGTTACGTTATTGTAGTTTGTTTGAGCCGTAGCCAGTTGATCTGCAGTAACTTCACCACTAGCAAACTTAGCTTGAATATCTTTTAAGGATTGTTCAGCGGAAGCTTGAGCAGCTTGCAAGTCGCCTCCTTGTGCGGTAGCAATCTCTTCTTGTGCTACCGCACCTTCAACCGTAGGTACAGTACCTACAGTATAATCTGTTACCGCTTCAGCTTGTGGTGTACCCGTTGTAAATTTAGCTGCCTCTGCAGTAGCTACAGGTGTTAGTAACTTTTGAGCTTGTGCAATAGGAATATTTAAAGCTAACGCAGCATTAGCAATTTCTTGTTGGGATACAACCCGTGTACCAGCCTTTGCTTCCTGTATGTATTTTTCATCTACACCTATAGCCGTAGCTAAACTGCTATCTGGTATAGTTCCTTGTGCCGCCTGTACTTGAGCTTGCGACGATACACTTCCTGTTTCTGCAGTAACACTGTTTAATGCGCTGGTTACTGGAGTTGTGACAAAGCGGGGATCTACCATTGCGGTAGTAATTGCTGTTGGTGCTGTTGCGGTTGAAGCACCCCCTTGTGCAACCATTGAAGTAGGTGCATCGGGAGCTTGACCTAATGTAGTACCTACAAGTTGATCTTGTGTAATAGTAGTACCTACAGGAGATACCGTAGAACCTGTAGGTAGGTTCGGAGCCATTGCCCTTTCTACCATAGCGTCATTAATAGTGTAGGGTTTTACTACAGCATCTTCTTCTGTATCTGTAGTATTTACATCTTCATTAGCCATACTGATTATCCATTCTTACTTACTAGATCGTTTATTGTCATACGACAAAGTATACTATTAGGTATATTACGTGTCAATAACTATTTACCATTTGTTTTGTTTTTTGCCGAGATAATAAATCCCCACGCTAAGGATACCAAATCCTGATACCAAAACAATAATGCCCAGAGTCCACTCCCTAATTGACCGTTGTATTTCTGCTTTTCGATAGAGAGTTTTTTGACGAGCCTTGCGCACTTTTGCTTCAATAGCGAGAAGTTCATCCCAAGCTTCTGGCCCGTAACCAAGTTGTATATACTGTTTAATTTCCGCACGTAACGCCTCTGTTTGTTTTTTCTTAGCAAATATATCTATTGCGTTTGGTCCACTATCACCAAACAATACGGCATACCAAGGCGGGTTTTCGGATTGTTTGTGAGCAAAAGTAATGTCAGACATAGCACCCGCAAACTTTGCTAGGTCATTAGAAATTCCACCAATGTCACGGCCTAATTGTATACCTTTCTTAATAGCAGATACCGCTGTCTGTGCGGCAGCAAACGCTGTAAATGGATCAATCATTTAAACCTAACCTCTATAGGGCATACGTAGGTGTAACTTACTTTATATACTCTGTCGTACCAACCGCCGTTTTTAGAAAGCCCACAATCATAATAGCAATATTGAAATAGCGTATTACCTCTAGTAGTCCATGCGTGATTAAAAGAAACGAAGGCCAGTACACATAGCAATACTATTTTTCCCTACGACTCTCTTCCATCATAAGCCGAATAGACTTTATATTCTCATCAATACGTCCCATAGTAACCGCTTGTGCCTGTACAGTATTTTCTAGCGCAATTATTCGTGACTCGTGCCGTATAATGTCTCTTGTGTTTGTTGCAATTCCATTATTAAGTGATGCAACAAACCACACCAGCGCCATAGTCTGAGCTAAAATAGCCAGCACAAAAGTTATGGGTATTGATTTATTCAAGTGCCAGCTATCCTTTTCCATACTACCAACCATCAAACCAAGTAGATACCATTGCGGTAACTTCGTCCGTAGTAATGTCATCGCCGTTAAGAAGGTAAATTACTTCAGCAGTAGCCCCATCATCCGCAAGAGCGGCGGAGGCGAGAGGGCTAAAACCTAGCATGTACTACTCCTACGGTTTAGTGGGCCATACGACAGAATACGGAAAGCCCTCTTGTGCGGTTACGTCACGCAGGGCTTGGCGGTAGGTTGTCACTGCCTCGCTCATGGTGTTGTCGCTTAGGGCTTGCCAGTCTGTGCCAGTCAACAGGCGAGTGCGCTGGTTGCGAACTGCGGATTCCGCCTGATCCTGTGGCTTGTTGACGACCGTGTAGCCAATGAACCAGCGATTACCGTGAATAGGCTGATCTACCTGAGACTGGTCTACCTCGCCTGTGATATGGTTTGTGGCATCTTCTTCTGTCTTCAGACGGATAACCTCTTTGTGAGGCATATCACCCATTACTAAATTTTGTACCAACGGCTCATAGGCTGGCTTAGACAGTTCAATCACTGGATGCACCAGATGGCGCTTCAGCATCGTGTCAGGAATGATGCGAGGAAAGCTAGTCTTAGGGTGGTCACGACGAAATTGCCCGATTGTGTAGGGAAATTCTACGGGCTGGTCGTTTGTGATCTTAACGTGCATTTGGAGCTCCTATTTAGCTGAAGTTGTCGCCTATCAATCGTCCATAGTAAGTTGTGCCACCGTCCTGCGTGAGGAACGTTAGTAGGTCTGTCTCACCGTCACCAGGGGCGGTAGGTGGTGTACCTGCTGGCCACTCGACAGACGCAGGGTATGTGAAGGTCGCATCTCCGACAAAGCCTGTTGAGTATTGCCATACTGCATCCCCACTAGACCCAATAACGTACATCTTTGTGCCATCAGGTTTGAAGAATATACCTTGTGGCTGGCTTTCTTGAGCGGAAACGCTAAAGTTCTGAAGGTAACTAGCCGTAGTGATATCCCAAGCTGTGCTTAGGTCATACTCATTAACATCATCTGCGGCAGCCCCAATAACATACATCTTTAGGCCATCAGGTTTGAAGAAGATGCCGGTTGGAACTATTTCTTGAGCGGAAACACTGAAGTTCTGTAAGTAACTAGCAGTAGAGATATCCCAAGCTGTGCTTAGGTCATATTCGTTTACAGCATCTCCAGTATACCCAATAACATACATTTTTGTCCCATCGGGTTTGAAGAAGATGCCTGTTGGAGTTGTTTCTTGGGCAGCAACACTGAAGTTCTGTAAGTAACTAGCCGTAGTTATATCCCAAGCAGTACTTAAATCATACTCATTTACGTCGTCTCCAGTGGACCCAATAACGTACATCTTTGTGCCATCCGGCTTAAAGAATATGTCTTGTGGATTTGTTTCTTGAGCGGAAACACTGAAGTTCTGAAGGTAACTAGCCGTAGTGATATCCCAAGCTGTGCTTAGGTCGTACTCATTTACGTCGTCTCCAGCGGACCCAATAACGTACATCTTTGTGCCGTCAGGTTTAAAGAAGATGCCTTGTGGAGCTGCTTCTTGAGCAGCAACACTGAAGTACCCTTCAGTGGGAAAATCAAAGCTGGCAGTGCTTACGTCCCAAGCTGTGCTTAGGGTGTAGGAATAGACTGCATCTCCAGTGGACCCAATAACATACATCTTTAGGCCATCGGGTTTGAAGAAGACACCTTGTGGATTTGTTTCTTGAGCAGCAACACTGAAGTTCTGCAAGTAAGATGCACTAGAAACATCCCAAGCTGTACTTAGGTCATACTCGTTAACCTCATCTCCAGTGGACCCAATAACATACATCTTAGTGCCATCAGGTTTGAAGAAGATGCCTTGTGGAGTTGCTTCTTGAACATCAACAACAAAGTTCTGCAAGTAACTAGCCGTAGTGACATCCCAAGCTGTACTTAAATCATACTCATTAACCTCATCTCCACTATACCCAATAACGTACATCTTTGTGCCATCAGGTTTGAAGAATACGCCAGTTGGAGATGCTTCTTGAGCACTAACACTGAAGTTCTGAAGGTAACTAGCTGAAGTTATATCCCAAGCCGTGCTTAGGTCATACTCATTAACATCGTCTCCAGTGGCCCCAATAACATACATTTTTGTGCCATCGGATTTGAAGAAGATACCGTTTGGATTTGCTTCTTGAGCACTAACACTGAAGTTCTGTAAGTAACTAGCTGAAGTTATATCCCAAGCAGTGCTTAGGTCATATTCGTTTACATCATCTCCAGTAGACCCAATAACGTACATTTTTGTCCCATCGGGTTTGAAAAAGATGCCGTTTGGAATTGTTTCTTGAGCGGAAACACTGAACCTCCCATAAGCAGGTGGCTCTGCATTAGCTAGGTCATAGCCGTCAGAAATATACAGGCCAGTTAGCCCCAACGTAAATCCGAGGGCAGTACCCGTCGTAGGGGGGTTGCTAAACACAAACGTAGTTTCAGCCGTAGGGGTGTAGCTAAACACGTTACCAGAAGTCAGGTCAAGAGTTGTGCCTGTGATCGTTCCCACCTTCTCAGCAACGGGCGATGGCTCAAAGAAACCCTTTGTGTAGTCGATGGTTACTGACATTTATACAGCCTCCGAACC